CTAAAGTACATAAAGCTCTTTCAGATAAGAAGTTTACTTCCATAGCATCTAAGCTAGAAGTAGCTGCTCCACCTGCTGAACCTGTAATCCAAGTCTTATAACGTCTATCTTCTGTTTCAGAAGCTCTATAACGAACGTGTAAGAATGGTCTCTTAGCATTTTTGCCAAGTACTTGATCATATACTGTAGTTGAACCTGCAGGAACTAAAATTCCATTTATAGCTCCACCAACAATATCACCTCTCATAGTAGGATCATTAAGGTATTTCCAGTCAGACTTGTAAAAGTCATAACCTCTACGGAATCCTGTGAATCCTAAATTAAGAGCCATATCCTTGTCATTGTCAAATAAACCATAAGACGTACCATCAGCGGCTAATTGAGCAGAACCATTAAGTCCAGCTAACATGTCATCAATATCAAATCCAAATTGTCTGTTTAAGAAAATTACATTTTCTTCAATTGATCCTTGCTTGTCTAGTCTTTGAATGATTGCATCAAAGTCTGCAAGAGTTGTTGGGTTTCCAGCACTCCATACATTTCCTCTGTCTTCAACAACATAGAAAAGTCCTTCTGAACCTTTGTTACCAACACCACTAGCTACTCCTTCAACAACTGCTGCTGCTCCAGATCCTGCTGCTGCAGGTACTGCTTCAACCATTGCTGTTTCTAAGTAGTCTTCAAAACGAAGTCTAGTTTCATGTTCTGATTTTAAGTACCACAAGAAACCTGTTGCACCATTTTCAGTCGTTACTTCAATCCATCCAATTTGAGCCATGTCAGAACCAGATACTGCGTAACGGTCTTTAATGATAATTGGAGAGTTTTCAAATATGAAATCATCAGCTTCAAGTTGACCTTGCATACCGATAGAACCTTTTTGAAATTCTGAACCATAAATAAATAACGAACATGTAACTGCTCCTGCTCCACCAGCCATTGCTTGACCTCCTGCTTCATAAAAAGCTACATCTATTGTCCCTGGCGCTGCTGTAGGCACTGCTGTTACAATAGCTTTGTTACTTAATACTGAACCTGCTGTGTTATCAGATAACATAATTGTTTGTCCAACACGAATTGCAATTTGTCCAGTACCAGGTACTAAAGCATCTGCAATTGTAAGTGTTGCTGTATTTGAACCTGCTGCCTGTGCTGATGTTACACTAACATATTTAGTGTGTAATCTTCCTTGTTCTGCCCATTTAATAAGGTCAGAATTAGAAGGCATTTCAGCGCCTACCATTCTTAAGAATGATGCTACTGTACGATTACCATATCTTTCAAATTCTTTTTCATATGTATCTGGAAGATACTGATTTAAGAAATCAAAATTGGTAATGTAGTTTGTCTGTAATAAAACCTGTTCCGAACTTGGTTGTAAGTCAAACCCAGGTACTGCATCTACTGCCATAATAATAATTTTTTAATTTTTAACTTATTTTCTTTTACTTCTAATTTTCAATCCTTTTCCACTTGTATCAGAAACTTGTCTTGCTTTAAATCCTGTGTCGCCTATTGCTTGAGGTGTTTGCCTTACATTCATGTTGATGTTTTTACTTTTCTTCGAAACATCTCCAATAGCATCTGCCTTGCCTTGCTCGTAAAAATACTGAGCAAATTTTTCAGGATTCATAGCTGCACTAAGTGCTCTATGCCATCCTTTAGCGTCTTTGATTAAACCATCATCACCTACATAATCTTTAACAAAATTATTAAGGTCTTTTTGTTTAGACTTCATTTCTAAAGAATCACCATATGCGTACGATATTTTTTTATCTCCTACATTGAACTCAAAACCTTTGAACTCGGAATCAAAAACTTTATCAGTTTGCTTCAAAAAGTAATCATTCTTTCTCTGGTTAACTTCTTGGGCGGTCTTAGATTGATTGATTAATTTCTTATAACTTTCCAACTCATTTAAAGTTTCTTTAGGAATAGAGCTCCCACTTGACTCAAGAGGAACTTTGTAATTTTCCTTTAGCTCATTTAAATAGTTTTTAGCTTTAGAAATTTCTCGTTTTTTTGCAATACTCTTTTTCTTAATATCATTTTTATCATCAAGATCTTCATCATATCCGAACTTATCGTCCATCAAATATTGAATATCCTCATTATCTAAATCAGATTCAGTTAAAGAATAGTACTCTTTTAATAGTTGTTCATCTGAAATGTTATCATAGTTTTTATTTACTTTAACAAAATCATCAAAACCTCTACCTGTTTTCTTTTTAAACTCTAAATACTTAGACACTTCCTCAGGTAAATCTTGTTTGTTTTCTTTTTCTGCAAACAAATCATCGACTGAATCTATGTCTTTATTATATCTATTTTTAATATATGAAAGAACGTCTTCGTCTTTTAAAGTTGGACGTTCAACTTCCGACTTTTCATCGGCACTTAGTTCTGCAGTTTGCTCTTCAACAACCTCCGCAGATGTTTGATTATCTCCAGATAATTCTTCATCATGTTTTTTAAGTAGTTTTTCTTCTACTTCCTGCACAGACTTCTCTGCAATTGGATTTACTTCTTTTACTTTAAATTCCATTTGATTTTATTTTTACAAAGTTACTATTATATTTAATTAATTTTTTAAGGCTTATCTTGGCTCAAACTCAGCTAAATCAAAACCATCTAAACTATCTTCATTTGATTCAAAAGTAACAGGTGGTAAATTGTTTTTACGTTGTTCTATTAATTTTGACTGTTCAGTATTAGCTTGTGATATTCTACCAGCTTTAGCTTTTTCTCTTTTTTCTTCTCTTGTTTTTAACCCTTCTTGTTGAACACCTTGAAGTTGCATTTGTAAGTTAAACTCTAACTTCATAAGTTCAGATTTAATCGCTGCCTCACCTTTCATTCTTTCAATAGAATATTGAGCTTTCCCTTGTTCAATTTGCATAGATGCTTGAGTTTCCATTTGAAGCTTTTGCATAGCCATTTGAGCTGCCATTTGTTGAGACTGTTGATTAATTTGTGCTTGTTGTTGAGCTGCAGCTTGTTTGTTTTGTTGTTCCTGATCTTGCTTTGCTTTTCTTCTAACTTTAAGCATTTGATTAGCTAACTTAATATTTCTAATTTCTCTAATATCAATTGCATCTTCTAAATTAATATCGTTTTTAGATAATGCCATTTGAATATTTTGCTCCAATAATTTTTCTTGTTCCTCATCTGGAGTAACTTCAATAAATATTCCAAAATCACTTAAATATAATTGAGATATCTCTTCCAAAATACCTACATTAAATTTACCTACTTGATTTACAAACTCTTCTCTAAAATCTGCATATTCTATTAAATCAGCAATTCTAGTTGATAAAGCCGTACACAATCTTTCAGTTACACCTATGCCTGCGTTTAAAACATGTCTAGTAGCAGTATTACTGCTTAAAGCTGCTAATTTTTGCAACCCAACTAAAGCATATGTGTCAGGTGTTGCTCCATCTCTTGCTTCGTTTAAGCCTGTTACATCTCTTAACATTTGCATGTAATGATTGTAAGTGCCAACTAAACTTTGTATTTTTCCTTGTCCTGAACTGCTATTTAATTGTTGAATAGGAACTTTTGCTTGATTATAATCTCCGTCTTGTGTATAACTCCTACCAATAACACTACCTGTTTGAAAAAACATTCGCAGTGCGTCTTCAGGATTATATGCTTGCCCTGTTCCTAAATCTACTTCATTTAATCCATCAGCATCAATAAAAACACCATCAGGAACAAGTCTTGATATTATTTGTTGTAATTTTAAATGAGTAATTTGTATTAAATCTGCAAATGTAATCATTCTTCTCACTAATGACTCTAATACACCTTTATACATTCTTGGAGCTGCTGCTATAAATTCTGGGTAAACTTCTTGAGATGCAGAAGCTGGTCGTGCCATGTTTTCTGCCATTTCCCATTTAAGTAAAATATTAGTTCCCATAACCATTACTCCCTCATACCAAACATCTATAGTTTTACTTATTTTTTCATAGTTACCTTCTTCCTGCATTTCCATACTAGGATCGAATGTGTCATCTTTTTCTATTACTTTTTCACCACCAACTGCATTAATTTTTTTCTTATAAGTAAAAGTGTTTGTGGTTTTGTAATTAAAAAATAAAACTGTAGCACTATCTCTACTAAATAAACTGTTATTGTAATATTGAGCAGTATTATTATAGTCGTACCAACTTTGACTGTATTTAGATATTTCATCCATATCTGATCTTGTCAAACTAGTATCTATTTTTTTTAATTCAATAATTGGCAAAGTTTTAATTTCACCCCAATAAAAACAATCTTTAAAAAACGGATCTTCTGTATAACTATAAACAACATTTGCAGGATCTACATATTCTATTGCAATTCCAGAACCAGGTTTAAAAGAATGTTTACACATAGATATACCTAGAACCGTTTGATCATAATACATTTGTTTTTGTATTTCGTTATATCTATTTTCAGACAAAACAGTATTAATTGCTTCTTCTTCAGCAATTTCTATAGCTGGTTTGTATTTAATCTGCATATGTAAAGCAAGTTCCTCGTTGTTTTCAGGAACTTCTTCTTCACTCATTCTAAAAGTATTTACACCAAAATCGCGTTGAACCTGTTTCATGATAGGTTTTGCTAACATATCTTTTTCAAGTTCTTCTTGATATTTACTTCTTTTGTCTAAAGACATTCCGTCTTGCGCATAAGCTTTTACCTTAAACAATCTGTCGGCCATTCCGTTTACTACGATGTCTACAAATTTGGGCACAATCGGAACAGGAGTCCAATCTAAATTTAAATAACTTAGATCTCCATCTATTGAAAATTCGTTTTTATATTTTTGAATTGACTGCTCACCTCTCGCATATAAACGAAGTCTGTGAAAATCAGCCCATTGATTGTAAAATCGACTTTGACCTCCATCTTTTCTAAACCATTCGTATTGTATGGCTTGACCTATTTGCAATCCAAATTCAAATTTCTTTTTTACTGAATCCGATACAAACTGGCTTGGGAACCCTTGAGGGTTTATTGAGATTTTAACGTCCTCCATTTATCTTATAATTTGGCTATAACTTCCCTTGTTGTCATATCTTGCAAAGTTAAGTTTTATTTTTGATTTATTTTTAATGGGCTGGTAAAGTGATTTCTGATTAGCCATTACTGCTAAACCAGAACTTATTGATGCATCAAACTTAGTTCTGTTGTTAATATTAAACCTAGCCCAGTCTTCTAAAGTTCTAGTAAAATACATTGAACCCATCGTATCTGAATCTCTAAAATCTCCTAAAAAATCTAATCCAACATGTTTTTCTATATAAGATTCTATTGCAGCTGCATGTGCTTGTTTTATATCTTCACTTGAATTAGGAATACCTCCTAACTCTTTTTCTGAACCAGATAATTTGTTGTATACACGATCAGGTCTGTTCATAGAGTAACCCCTATATCCTCTATTTTTAAAATGATATAATAATCTAGGCTTATTGTTTTCTATAAGTATGGGCATACCATAAAACACACAAGCCATTAAAACATCTTCAAAAAATATTTCAGCAGTTTGTGGTCTAGCTATGTATTCTAAAAAAAATTCATTAGTAGGGCCTTCATCCATATGAAACTTGGTCATGCCATGTAATGCTCCATTAGATCCTCCTCCACCAACCACTCCAGATATATCATAACTATCACAACCAAAAGCTCCCATATGTTCATTACCTGGATAACTTTTACCTTGTTTAAGAGTTTTTTTATTTTGTAAATGTTTATTGGGAGTCCAAGTTACATAAAACCTTCCTCTATCATTTGGGGAAAATATAACTTCTGAATCTTTAACTCCATTTTTCCAAGAAAATGAACCTTTTGTAATAAACTGATCTTTAATTAAAGATTCATTATAATCTATTTGTTGATATATTTTTTGAAGATTAAATAATGATTGCTTGCTTTCATCTCTAAACGCATGTGATTCTGATCTTGGAAATTGTCTGTAAAATTCATTTAAAGCATCTGCATCGTTTTTTAAAGACTCAACTTCATTTTCCCAGTAATCAATAGCACCTTGATTTATAATGTCTTTATATACATCAATAGTTTTTTCTTTTGGTGAATAAAAAACAGGCATACCATATACGTCTATAAATCCTTCCATATTCCATTCCATCGGAATAAATAAAAAATACAATCCACTTTTTGTTTGTCCATTTGCATTTCTATTGTTTATATCTGAATCGTAAAATAATTTTTTAAATGAATCACCACCTTTTTCTAAAGAATTAGATGTACTTCCCATCATACACTTGCCAATTACTTTACTACCTAATCTTAAACAAGTTTTAGTTACTCTCCAGTTGTTAAGAATATTATTTGGCCTTTCCCATTTACCTGATTCATCATGAACTAATAATTTTAATTTTTCTCCATCATAACTATTATCTCCTGTGTTTTTCCAATCTATTGTTGTATCTAATCCTTCTACCAAATCTACTTCTTCAGAATACATATTTTTTTTAGTAATCTTAGATGCAGGAACTCTAAAAGCTAATTCTGTTTTTGGTTTATCCATACCATCTTGAACAGGTTTAAAAAAGAAAGGATAATTATTTGAAATTGGAACTACCTTATCTGTAAACATTTTCTTAGCATCTGCACCTGTTTTAGATAATATACCAATCCTAGAATCTTTAGATATTGTAGCTATATTAGCACACTCTTCACTTCCCATATAAGAAAATCCTGAACGCCTAATTTTTAAATAACAAATTCCAAAGCTCCTAGTATCTGCTTTGCATGCCTCCCAATAAATATAAAATAACCTGTTAGCTTCTCTAAAGTTAGGATATCCTATATCAATTTTAGTCCATTGTAAATACATGTAATGAGAACCAGTGATGTAGGTTTTAATTCCATTATTATAAAACCAAAATCCTTCATCTCTTCTGTCAAATTCTTCTTCAATATAATCTACCCATTTATTTTTAAAATCGGAAGGAGTATCTTGCCATTGAAAAATTGATTGAATTTTACTTAATTGTTTTGATAACTCAAATCTTTCCCAGTACTGATTTGATTGTTTTGAATCTCTTTTAAATATTTTTGTTGGAGTTTTAGGAAGCGCAATATTTAATCCATTTATTGATACGATTTTTTCGATTTGACCTGATTTAGATATAACAATAATATCATATTTTTGATCATAACCATAGCTCCACGATTTAGCTTTATTCTTAATACTAATAACGCTTTTAGGAATATAATCTTTTAATTCTTTATATAAATTATGTTGATCTTCTTTCTGCAAATCCTCGTAATGTTTTATCTTTTTTTTCTTCAGTTGATTCTCCTAGCAATTCTTTTTCAGATTCAATTCTTGATAATATTTCAAACGCATCAAATATGGCTAATTTTTTGGTAGCTGCTGCATTTTTTAATCTATCAGCTGCAAGCTCATCATCAGGATCTGGTTTAATAATATCTTCTTTTGCAACTTTTATTAATTGAGAAACAGCTTTATTTCCTGCTTTTATTATTTCTAATTTTAATTCTCTATTTGTCATAATGCTAAAGTTATATTATTTTCAAACATTCTATATAGTTTTTCTCCATCTACTATGAACTCATATTCACTATCTGGTTGAAAAGAAACTTTATCACCATTTTTAATTCCTTGTTTAAGTAGATATTTGTTGGTGTATTTTACTAAACCTACTAATGGCTCTTCTTCTTCGTGAGTTTTTAAATAAGTATTTTCTTTTAAAATAGGTTTTATCATACAATATTTAGAATGTGATTTCCATTTATTATTATGTTTAAACATAAAAAATTGATCTATTTCAATAAAAAACAAATTATCTTTAAAAAAACTTTTACCACTCTTTTCTTTTCCTTTCATATCATTATAATATTTAAAAACATTATGATGTACCAAAAGAATATCACCAGGTAAAATTTCTCCTAAATAATTTATGGGTACAGAAATTACTTCTGCATGTCTGTTTGATGAGGTATGATCTTCTTTAGAAGTGCTTGTTATTAAATTAACATTTCCAATTTTCTTTGTATTATCATACCTTTTATCATTGAGTGGTTTTACAATGAAATAAAAAGGTGACTTCATTCAAAATTTATATTATATTCAATTGATACTGGCATGTTAGAATTAAATTCTTTCCAAAGAAATATTTCTTTTTCGTTATTTTCAATCCATATTTTTATAGAATTGTTTTCTATTTCATTCTTTATTAAATGTATGTAAAATTTTCCATTTAAAATTTCTTGATTTACAATATAATGCATTGCACTAGACTTGTAATCTGCTCCTACTGATATTTTTCTTATTTCCATTTTATTAAATTTTATTTAAAAAGTACTTGCATTAAATATTCTGTATTTTAACTTTATAGATATGCTAACTAAATTAGTTGGGGTTGCGTTTGTACTTATTCTTGATAAAAATGTTGCTTTATTTGTGACAAATGACCTTCCATCATTATTGTACAGAG